AAGAACAAATCACTGGACACCAGCTGGTCAGAGAAAAGACAGAAAAGATCAGGGTTTGCAGAAGCACTGAAGGATGGTGAACTTCATCTGTTCAAAAGAAGACAGGAAACATACTTTGAAAGAATTTCAAGACTTGCAATGGAAGACAAACATTCTTTCAGGGATTACTGGGAAGACAAGACAGCAAAAGGTGAAGGTGCTTCACCCATTCCAACAGAAACAGAAGTCAAGCACATTGAAGAAGACCTTGTCCAGAACAAAGCACATGCACAGAAGAAATCATTCTTCCAGAACTTCAGGACTGGTGTCAGAAAAATATTTCAAAGGAAGGTGGGTTGAAATGAAAACAATGGAATTCACAAACAAACTTCTTTGCAAATTGTTTGATCACATCTGGGTCTTGCAACAGGTCAACAACATCAAGACAATGAAAATGGGGATTGTCAAAGAAGAAATCTGGACTTGCAGAAGGTGCAAACAAACACAGTTCAGAAGGTTTGATCTGGTCAATGGAAGAAGGTTGATGTAAAAGTTTTTATTCACCATAAAAAGAAAGGGCACACAAATGGACTATTTGTTTTTTGCAATCATTTTTTTGCTGATTGCTTTGGTTGTGTTGTTTGTCTGGGTCATCCAACATGACAAAAAGATTGAAACACTTATTGAAGAAATGAAACGGTTCAGGGGGAAAGCTTTCCTGTCTGTTCCACTTCCAAAAGAAAAAGGGGATGGTGTTGAATTCCTGTTTCTTCAGGAAGCAAAGGTGGAAACCAAACCACCAGCACCACCAGACCTTTCAATCAATGTCCATGATTCAATCAACATGAAAGAAAAAATGGGTGGTGCAAAATGAAAGTGCATGAACTTAAATGCTGGGAAACACACTGGGATGCACTTGCTGATGGAAGCAAGACTTTTGAAATCAGAAGGGATGACAGACAATTCCAGAAAGGTGATTTCCTTCTGATCAGGAAGTTTGATGTCAGCAAAGAAGACTATGTGAAGAATGTTGAACCACTGATCTTCAAGGTCACACATGTGTCAACATATCTTCAGAAAGAAAATGTTGTGGTCATGGGGATTCACCCACAAGCATGTCTTCCCTGAATAGGAATGTGAAAGAATGTGAATGTTCACGTGAAAGCATTTTGATGTGATTTGATTACATTGTTGATCACCTTAAAAAGACCAGCTTGTTTCCAGCTGGTTTTTTTACTTAGTTTGTGAGCAAAAAAAATAAATGATTCAGACTGTTCAACAGATTCAGAAGATTGCAAAGAAATTTGATCAGGAAAGACCTGATGAAATTCAAGCATTTCTTTTCCTGTCTGAACTTCTGAAAATTTTAAGTGAAGGTGGAATCATCCCAGAAAGTTCATTGCAACACCATATGATTCTTCTTGACTTCAAAACACTTCACTGTGCACATCCTGACCTGACAATAAAAAATATATTTGAACAACTTTCTGAAAGACACAACAAAAGCATAAAAACAATTCAAGGAATCGTTTATGCAAAACAAAAAACAACTTAAGAAAAGAACTTCAAGACAACCGAAACCAAAGACTTCACAACCAAAAAAAGAAACTTCAAAAAAGAAAAATGCTGGTGGAAGACCTTCAACATATGAAGCAATCATTGTTCCAATGCTGAAGAAGAAAACCAAGGAAGGGAAGAATCAGATTGAAGACCTTGCATTCTATGGACTGACTGATGAACAACTTGCAAATCATTTTGGTGTCACAAGGGATTGTGTCACCAAGTGGAAAAAGGAACACCCAGAATTCAAGCAAGCACTTGACACAGGGAAACTTGTTGCTGACAGGAAAATCATCAAGTCACTTTATGAAAGGGCAATGGGATATGAACACCCAGACCTTTTCATCACACAGTTTCAAGGTGAAATCATTGAGAAGACAATCACCAAACACTATCCACCAGACACAGGTGCATGTTTCATATGGTTGAAAAACAGACAGAACTGGCAAAATCAACCAGAATTCAATTTGTTTGATGAAGTTGAAATCAATGTCAATATTGTCCCCAGAAATCCTTCTTCTTCTGATGAAGCTGACACTTAATGTCCCAGAAGAAAATATCAGTGAAAGCTTCATTCCCAGACTGTGGTCATATGACCACAGATATGAAGTGGAATATGGTGGTGCTGGGTCTGGGAAGTCTGTCTTTGTAAGTCAGAAGAAAGTCCTGAACCTTCTTAGATCAAAGGGAAGGAACATGCTTGTGGTCAGGAAGATTTCAAAAGACAACAGACATTCAACATTTCCACTGATGCAAAAAATCATCTTCCAGCTGAACATGGAAAAATATTTCAGGGTCAACAAAACAGACCTGACAATCACTGGAATAAATGGGAATGAAATGGTCTTTGCTGGTCTGGATGATTCAACAAAGCTGAAATCAATCACATTCAAACGTGGTGACCTGACAGATGTCTGGATTGAAGAAGCTGATCAGATCACAGAAGAAGATTTCACAAACATTGACTTAAGACTTAGGGGAATTTCAAGACTTCCCTTCAACATCACAATGTCTTTCAACCCTGTGTCAGCACTTTCATGGCTGAAGAAAACTTTTTTTGACATCAAAAGGGATGACACATTCCTTCACAAAACAACATACAAGGACAACCCTTGGATTGATGAACAATATAAGAAGACCATTGAAGACCTGAAGATCAGGAATCCAATGCTTTTTGAAGTTTATGGAAATGGGAACTGGGGTGTTCTGGGTGACAAGGTATTTCACAACTATGTTTTTGAAGACATCCACTGGGGAATCACAGACTTTCAGGACAACATCTGTCAGAAGTGTGCACCAAGGGTTCAGCATCAGGCTGACATTCTTTTTTCCACTGAACACTTAAGATCAGGACTGGACTGGGGATTCAGTCAACCAGCTGGTGTGCTTCTGGGTGCAATGAAGGATGGTGAACCTTATATCTTGCAGGAAATTTATGCAACAGAAAGAACAAACATCCAGCTGATGGAACTGATTGAAAAGGACACAGTCATCAAAGGTCATCAGGTCAGAATCACAGCTGACAGTGAAGAACCAAAGTCAATTGCTGAACTGAAGAAGAACGGATTCAACATCAGACCTTGCAGAAAGTTCAAGGGTTCAATCATGTTTGGTGTGAAATTCTTAAGGGGAAAAAGAACACACATTGATTCTTCCTGTGTGAACACAAAGTCTGAAATTGATGCTTATGTTTTTGAGAAAGACAGGAATGGTGTTGTGCTGGAAGAACCAGTTGATTTCAACAACCATCTGATGGACTGTTTCAGGTATATGTTTGAACGTGACATGCATGGACAAGCTGTGGACTTCCTGAAATGAACAACCCCACAATAAAAGTTCCAATTGTTCTTGTTGATGGTGATGGAATTGAAAGCATCAGTGTCAGTTCTGTTCCACTGGAAAACATTCTTTATTGGTGGAAGGGTCTGTCTGGGAATGCTGTCATCAGACTGGTCACAGGTGAAGACCTATGCTGTTCACATAAATTTGAAGTGCTGGACATATTGCTTGACACAGAAAGAAACAAACAAAATTGAAAGGGAAAAAATAAAATGGGTTACATCACACAAAAAGAACTGACACAGTTCCTTCTGAAGCAAGGAAAGATCATGAACACCAGCATGACTTCCAACACAGCAATTCTGAAGCACATCATTCCACAGGACAAGAACAGCACTGAAAAAAAATCAATGTATGAAGGACTGAAATATTTCAAAAATGAAAACAGCATCCTGACAAGGAAGATCACCTTCATGGTGGATGGTCAGAAGATTGAAGACGGGGAAGCATCAAACAACAAGCTTCCACATGCTTTCCACAGAATCATCACTGAACAGAAAGCTGGATATATTGTGGGGAATCCCATTGCAATCAGTGCAAAGGACACAGAAGATCAGAAGCAAGTCCAGTTTCAGGAAGCTGTTCAGAACATACTGGGTGAAAAGTTTAATGACACAGCACCCCAGTGGGTCAAGGGTTCAAGCAACAAGGGTGTTGAATGGTTGCATGTGTATGTCAGTGAAAAGGGTGAATTCAAATATGTCATCATCCCAGCTGAACAGGTCATCCCAGTCTTTGAATCACAATATTTGGAAAAGCTTCTGGGTGTTATTCGTTACTATGAAGTGGAAAAGGTCATCAACAATCAGGGGAAGATTCTGATTCAGGTTGAATGGTATGACAGCAATGGTGTGACCTATTACATTCAAGTTGACAGGGATGATGATAACAATGAAATGGACTTTGTTCTGGATGTTGAAAAGAAACCAAACCCTGAAGCATACTGGGTGAAGTTCAGACCAGATGGAACAAGTGAAACCCTGAACTGGGGTGGTGAAGTCCCATTCATCCCACTTCCAAACAATGATGAATGGATGTCTGATCTGAAATTCTACAAAGAACTAATTGATGACTATGACCTTCACAGTTCAGACCTTTCAAATTCACTTGCTGATCTTCAGGATGCAATCTGGGTGCTGAAGAACTATGAAGGAACGTCACTTGCTGAATTCAGAAAGAACCTGAAGACATTCAAAGCAATCAAGGTTGACAGTGAAGGAAATGCTGAAAGCAAGACTGTTGAAATTCCAATTGAAGCAAAAGACAAACACATGGAAAGACTTGAAGAAGACATCTTCACCTTTGGAATGTCTGTGAATATGAAACAAGATGCAATGGGTCAGAATCCTTCTGGTGTTGCATTAAAATTCCTTTACACCTTGCTGGACATCAAATCAAATATTGCAATCAGGAAGATGACCCTGTCACTTAGGAAGCTGATTGAATTCATTGCATACTATCTGAAGACAAACACCAAAGCTGAAGGTGCTGGTGAATATGACCCAAAGACACTTGAATTCACATTCAACAAAAACATCATCATCAATGAACAGGAAAAAATTCAGAACCTGAAAAACAGTGTGGGAATGATTTCAGAAGAAACCATTGTTTCTGAACATCCATATGTGAAAGACCCACAGAAGGAAATTGAAAAGGTCAGGAAGGAAAGGGAACTGACACTTCCTGAATTCCAGACACCAGTGGAAGAAAAAGACACAACACAAGCTGAAGAATAATCATGCCGACAATTGAAGAAGAAATTGCAACCAAGTTTGAATGGTCTGACAAGAATGTTCAGAAAAGACTTTCACAGATGGAAAGACAGGTTGTTGACACTTACCTGAAAGCATATGCTGACATCAGAAGTCAGGTGAACGTGTTATATGAAAAAATGAAATTCAAACCTGATCTATACACAGCAAGTCAGTATGGAAGACTGAAGAACATTGAAATGCAAATTGCTTCCATTCTTAAACAGACAGGAAAGAAGATGAATGGGAACACTGAATCATTCATCAAGGAACAGTTTGCTGAAAGATATTATGAAGCTGGATATGCACTGGAATCATCACTTCAAATGCACTTAAGGTTTGGACTTCTGAATCCCAAAGTCATCACAGCTTCTGTCATCAACCCATATGACAGAATAGGATGGAAGAAAAGAACGGACATGACAAATGAACAGCTGAACAACATTGTCAGACAGTCCCTGACAGATTCCATCATCAAGGGTGAATCCTATCAGACAGCAACAGCAATCATCAAAAGCAAAATTGGTCAGGTTGTTTCAAACAACATCATGCGTATTGTCAGAACAGAAGGACAAAGAGCAATGAACTGGGGAAACCTGACAGCACTTTCACAGGCACAGACTTATGCAAGGGAAGCTGGAATTGAATTCCTGAAGGTCTGGTCAGCAACCATTGACAAAAGGACAAGGGATTCACACAGAAGCATGGATGGAAGACATGAAGAAAAGACCCCAGAGGGTGGGTTCATTCTTCCTTCTGGTGTGTGGACACAAGCACCATCAATGTCTGGTGTTGCTGAAGAAGACATTAATTGTAGGTGCACCCTGATCAGTCAGGTGGATGGAATGACACCAAAGTTCAGAAGGGTCAGGGATGAAAAGGGGAAAAGTCAGGTCATTCCAAATCAGTCATATCATCAGTATTTCAATGCAAGGGTCAAGACCCAGACATCACCAATTTCAAAACCAGTTACACTGAAAACCAAACCAGCAAAACCAAAAGCAAAACCGAAACCAATAACAGATGCTGATAAATTTGTGAAAGACAGTGTCTTCAAGGAAGACTTTTATCACACCACCAATGCTGAAAATGTTGCATCCATAGAAAAGGATGGATTTGATTTGAGCAAAACAGGTTTCGGAAGGGTTTGGGGTGATGGTGTCTATTTATCAAAAGACAGGTCAACAGCAAAATTCTATGAAGACAGGGTGAAGGGGAATGTTTCAACATTGGTTGTGAAAGTAAATGTCAAGAAACCCTTCAGAATCAACCTTGATGACATTGACCCTGAAATGGGTTATTGGACAACAGTCCAGAACAAACTTGAACAGGTTGAAAAAGGTATTTCAAAAAGAATCAAAGAACTTGAATCAAAATATTTCAAGATCAATGAAGACAACTTCAAAAATGCACCATTCAGGGAAAAGGGGACAAACCTGACCCCAGAAGAAATCAAGATCAGGGGTGACTATTTTGAAAAATTAAGAAGGGAAGGGAAAACAATCTACAATGAAAAAGCAAAAGCAATCACTGATGCAATGCAAGAACGTGGTTTTGATGCTTTTGAAATAATTGACAGCAGAATAAGGTCTGAATTTGGTGAAAGTCAGCTGCTGGTCTTTGACCCTAAGAATGTTTTAATAGTGAAACCATAAAGGGTCAACATCTATGAAGCACCTGAAAAGATCAGGGATATGTTCAAGAAGTTTGAAACATCTGAAGTCCAAAAATTAAGAAATAAAAAATTGGAAGTGGTAAAAAGAAAGAATGAACTTGTTGACAAAATATCAGCATCACCAACAGACCTGAAGCTTGTTGATGAATATAAAACAGTCTGTGATGAAATGAGAGAAATCCAGATCAAACTTGATCAGGCAGAAAAGGAACTGACTGAAAAAGCAAGGAAACTTTTGTATGTCAAGAATCCTTCAACACACTTGAAAGCAAAGGTCTTTGAATTGAAAAAGAAAAAAACAATTGAAGTGGGTCTTGATGGTCTGGAAGAATTTTCAAAACTTGTTGATAAAAAAGTCATTCCATCAACTTCAGAAACAATTGAAGTGGGAATCACTGGGACAAGAAGAAACAGAAGCTTCCAGTCTGGAAAGAATGTCTATCTTTCAACATCCTATGTCAGCAAAAAGACAATGATTCATGAAATGGGTCATTGGTTGGAAGAATGGAACAGGGAAGTCTTTGACAAGGTCACAGTGTTTTTTGGGAAAAGAACACAAGACCAGACAAAAGAATGGTTGGGGAAACTTACTGGTGACTTTAGATATAGAAGAAACGAAAGGGCATATGCTGACAAATTCATTGACCCATACATGGGAAAAGTTTATGAATTTGGTGGACAAAGATCAGCAAGTGAAATTGTGTCAATGGGACTTCAGCTGTTTTATGAAGACCCAGTGGGGTTTGCTGTGAAAGACCCAGAAATGTTTGACTTTATTTATAAACTTGTCAGAGGGATGGAATAATGGTTGTCATTGAAATTCTTGGAACAGAAGCAACTTGTCAACAACAGGTGTGGGAATGCAAAGACAAAAGACTTCAAAAAATTCTGGACACATTCACATTGAAACCAGAAGAAGGTCAGCACTATTTCCCAGATGAAGACCATGCACTTGCTGAACAGGTCATCAAAGAACTGGGACTGGGAAAGATCATCAGAACTGATGATGTTGACCAGTCAAATCCTGATGGTGTTGAATAAAACAA